TTTACTGTCGCGCCACTCGGGTATGACTTCCGGCAGCATTTCGCGTTGCTGAGTAACGTACTGCTCCTGCATTTGTTGCATCTTTTGTTGCTGCAACGCCTGCACTCGCTGTTGCTCGGCTTGGACGGCGGCAATTTGAGCCTCACGCTCTTCTTGTTGCTTCCGCCACTGACGTTCTGCCTTCGCTGCCATCGTGGGGTCTGTGTCGTACAGTGTGTCCCAATCCGGCTCCTGCTCCTTCTGCTCAAGCCGTTGCTGCAAAGCAGGCAACATCTGAGCATATTGTGCACGTTCACGCTCGATTTCGGAGTATTGTGCTTCTAGCGTTTTACGCTGCTCTGCCAATTCCTGCGTCTTACGTGTGTAATCTCTCTGTCTTAGATTAGCTGCTTTCAGCTCTTCAACGGTTATCTCTTCACCATCGACCTCTACTATGGCCCCTAGTATATCGAAGGATTCGTCTTCCGAACTTTCTGCATCTTCCTCGACTTCGAGCTCCTCCTCAGATCCTTCGACAACTGAATTATCTGTTTCCTCAGTTGCCTCCATCTCTTCGGAGGGTTCAGCCTCCTCCACTACTTCTTCAGTGGTCTCAGCTTCAAGCGCATCAGTTGCCGCAGCGTTATCCTCTTCGGGCGCAAGTATGGCTCTGATTGCATTTTGAGCACTGTACAGATCAGTCCCTAATGGGTTGTTGCTTTCTGCCATCTCATTAACTCCATATTATGGGCCTATTTTCTTTTTAATTCAATAGCCCCGTTATCTACCATTGCACGCAGCGATTGACGTACTAATTCAACGCCGCGTAATTTCATGTAAATAGCCTCGCGGCTATCACCATCATTGGTTTCAGTAGATTTAAACTCAAACCAACAATCCTGCTCGATCTCATCTAAAAATCTTTTGAGATCTGTATCTTTTAAAAGACGGTCTGCCTCTCTACCGTCATCTATTATTTGTTGCTTAGTCTTCACCACGCGCAGCCTCTTTTATAACATCTGCTTGGGCTTTCATTACTTCTCGATTTATAGCCAAATCAGATCTAATTTGTTCGACGTTAAGCTGTGTGCCGTACTTGGCTTTCATTTCTTCAGCTTTTACAAATAGCTCCGCCTCTAGCTCGTCACGCTTACGATCATCCTCGAGCATAAACTTCTCACGTTGCATTTGTAACTCGGCAGCTTTCTTCTGAATATCCGCTTGTATTTGCTGAATTTGCACTTGGATAAGCTGCTCGTTGATGTCTGGTTTTTTATCTTGCGGCGGTGGTTGGAACTGCGCCGGATCGCTCCAGAACTGCGAGGTATCTTTAAATCCTGCTATTTCTGTCATAGATTTCAATGTATTAGATAATTTTTGCATATCAGTAAGTGGGTTAATTGGGCCCATTGTCTGCATCGCATCTTTTTGCATTTCTGCAATCTGACGCAACATCATCATGCGCTCAGTATCAGAACCGCGTCCGAGAGCCACGTTTATCGTAACGTCCATATCGCTATTCCACACACGCGGATCTATCGGCACAAACTCATTATTTAATTTGATCATACGCTCACGGTCTTGGTGTGTGGTTACCAGATGAAGCACAAGCTCGTACATGCGCTTTACGCCTGTTTCAGCAAAGATACGCGCAATCATTTCGACTTGTTGTTGTGCGGCGCTTACAGTGGCTGCCACAGCCGTTGCAGTACTAGACTGCAAAGCATTAGCATCTAAACCTTTTGACGCCTTAGAAATGCCCGTGCGAGCCTCTTTGACCTCATCCATATACTTGAGTACGGGAAAAGAAGCTTGACCAACAAACGGCATACTTAGCGGCTGTATTTGTCCGGCAGCTCTCTGTCGTATAATCGAGCCCACTTCCGTAGACATGGCGTCGTCGATGTTTACCATACCTTCGACTACAGCCACCCGTGGGTGAATTGACATACTCAAACTGTCGAGGGTGTTACGCATAATTGACGATTTGATTCTCTGCACGTCCATAACAGTATCAGCCACAGACATACCAAAAAAATCGTGTGGCTCTGGATCTGGGCATAGCGTCGCAAACGGCGCCATGTCGCATGGCTCGTTCATCAGGATCTTGTTACCGTCGCCTGCGGTACAAACCTTACGCAGCTCGGCAATGCCATCGCCGTCGTAGTCAACTTTAATATAGTTTTCGACGTATAGCACCTTTTTCATCGCAGGATCGTGACGCTCGTTCATCTCATTAGTTAATGCTTTGTTGCGCGTATAACGCTCGACGTTAGTATCCATGTCGTCGTATGACGCGCCGAGCTCGGATACCTCGTCGTAGTCGTATCCCATCGCCACAAGCTCAGACACAGTTACGATGCGCCGGTGAGCGACGTAATCGGCTTGCTCAACCGACTTACTTTCGCGTGAAATTAGAAACTCCTCCGGAGGCACGGCCTCTAGCTTCACGCGCCCGTCTGGATGCGTATACACGGCCCTAACGTCGTGCATCATGGGCGCAGGCATTTCTTCACCGGTAATAGGATCTTGCATCGGCTCACCCATAGGTCGAGACGCTGAGATCTCTACGTCTACCTTTGGATCTGACATTAAAGCAGCGAGAGCCATATCATCGAGACCAGAATATGGTATCGTTTCAAATTTTGTTTGATCGTCCCAGTACACTTTAAGTATGCCAACCTTACGCACAAGAGCATCCATAAAAGCAGCATGCATTTCTAAGAAACCGTTGTTGTCTCGGTTTATGATGTAATTAGCGTAATCAGTAGCCTGCTTGGCTGCGGCAACATCCTCCGGACCTTGCGGCACGTATTCAACGCTTTGATCGCTACCATGAAAAATACGCATAAGAGACGGCATAAGTGCTTGCACAGTGTCACGCACATCCATTGAGACAACTTGGCTGCGCCCGTCTTCCTCATTACCAAACGGTTCGCCTCGATAATATTGAGTAGCTGTGGCTCTCTGCGGTGAGATCCAGTTATCAATAAAATCAATTGCGTCGTCAATTTCCTTACCGACGATGCCTTGCAGCTCTTCTTCCGGCATGACGTTAGGGTTCAGCTCCTGCTCGAGCTCGTCTGCGAGTTTGTTTACTTCGTAGTCCATGTTATCTCTCCAACAGTCCCCGATTGTTTCTATTCTCTTGCGCCATTGCAGCTTGCACGTCAAGCTGAGACATTCCTAACAAGGTCGCTGCTCCGGCAATCCCGTACCTTTTAACAATATCGATAATTTTATCGTCAAAGACAACAAGGTTGCGCGTTCCGCTCTGTTGAACATCGGCCTTAAAGCCTCTTTTACGATATTTCTTTGCTATTTCTTCTGCTTCTTTTTTTGTTGCAGCTAAATCATCGCCATCATCGAGTATACCCATCGGAACAGGTTTACCTTTGTTGGTAACATTAATTTCGTAACCTTTGCCCCGAGAACCTTGATCGAGATAGCGAATACCTTGTATGTCCACGCCTTTTAAAACATTAAGCATCTGCTCTTGATTAGCATAAGGAGTTGATGAAACAAGGTCAGCTCCCGTTGCGTTTGGGTTTAACTTTAAATTGCCGCCTTCTGCCAGTGCTTTTACTCGTTCAGCTTGGTCAAGACTTCTCGCAGGTCTGTTTACACGTTCACCCTTCCAATTTGTTCCGACAACTTGATATGGGCGTACTCGATCACGAAACTCAGGCCGATCAGAATCTGCGTTTTTAAGTATTTTAACATTACCTTTAGGAATATTTTCTAACGCATTTTTGATAAAATCAGATTGCTCTGACAAAGGCGCATCATAATCAAGAAACTTACCGACATCAGATGCTATCTCTACTTGGTAAATATTTCCGGCAGGTTTGTACTTAGGTAAGATCTCAGACTTAGCCCATTTAGCAATCTCTGGGTTCTCTACCACGGCCAATGCCTCGTCAAATGATCCTGTTATTTCTAAATTTTCTAAAAAGGCAGCTTTAGCGTACAGCTCGTTAGCTCTTGCAAATCCTGTGTCAGCCGCATCACCAGTTGGAATTGGGCCATCTGCCGGAGTCCACCTATTAGACATTGGTTTGATTGAATCAGCTTGACGAATTAATTTATTATATAATTCATAAACTGGCGTATCTCCAACTGTAGCTATAATATCTCTACTTAAAGAATCTCTATAGTTTTTTGCTACAGCTTCGTTTTCAGAAAAATACATTCCACGCCCATATGCTTGTGCGCCCTCGCCTGTTCCCATCTTAGACATATCAAATTTATCAAACGTGTGCGGTGAGCCGTGATAAGCTGTAATTTTATTAGTCGTCTCGTTAGGGTCATACCCAAATCTCTGTATATTTGCTTGCCTACGCAAGTCGGCTGCGGACTGTACCGAAGGCGGTTTGCGCGCAACATTTGGCACATTGCTCGGGGCGTTTATGTAAGAATTTAAAAGATCTGGCTGCCTCGCGGTTTTATATGCCTGACGCAGCCCTAGCCCACTAAGCCCAATATCTAAACCTGCAAAAGCAGTGTTACCTATGCCGGAGCCAACATTACCCTGTTTAAAATCTTCTACGGCTTGCCCTCCAGATAAAATGCCGGCGGAAATAGGCATAACACCTAGTAAGCCTTCACCTCCTACAAATCTTTGTAACGCATCTGCTTGATTTCCATACGGAACACCGCCAAATAATCTTTCCGACATGTCTCTGCTCATGCCGTATCGGTCTTGCACAAAATCTTTTGCTTTTTCTCGAAACGACAAATTTCTTGGCGCAATTGTGCCATTATTAGTAACAATTTCTCTGTTACCAAACTCGTCGATAAATTCGTAACCGCCGCCAAATGGTAGTACTCTAAAGTCCATCACACTTGCACTCTTGTTATTATTTTGTTAACAGTATTGAAAAAGGAGGAAACTATGGAAGAAGAGTATACTGTAATACGCCAAGAAATAGAATCTTTAGCATATATCTTGTGGGAAAAAGACAGTGATTTGCCAGACGATATACAAGAAGCTATTGACGATATTATGGAAAAAATAAAAGACATCTAATTTGCTTTCATAAATTCATCTAGTAAACTTCTGGTGTACAAATCTGCCTCTGACTTTCCTGCCGTTTTTAACAGATCTAGATAAGTTTCAGCTTCATCAACAAATTGTTGGTCTACGGTTTGTCTCAATCTGGGATTCATCATGTACGACGTAATTTCTTTTGGAAGAGGTAAAAGTTGGTTTTTGACGGCTGCTTTTGGTAGCGCAGTATCTCTAGCCCCGATTATAAAAGGCAGCTCGCCCTCGAATTTCATACTTTTTGTATTTTCGGCTCTTGGTAAATTTGCGCCATAACTTGGGTGCTCAGTAGACTTTACAATACTTGCGTTAGGCTCTGGAACTCCAAACCGGTATCCAACGCTAAGAGCGTCAGATTTAATTAAGTCTGGATTAGTAACTGCAAATCTTGCCGCAGACACATCAGGAACTCCTAACTCCTTCATTACACCCGTATCAAAAAGTTTTAGCAATTGAGCTCTTTTACCTCCAGAAAGCCCAACCATCCAATCGACAAATTTATCCTTATTAGAAAAACTCGGTATATCTTTTAATTTTGGAAAAGTTTTAGCGATAATATCGTCAAAAATTACTCCGCTATTACTACCAATTGGAGAAACTCTTAACATTTCTCCATAAACTTCTGCCATATGTTTAGAAAAGTCGCCAGATCTTTCACCCATAGGCATGTAAGCAGTCAAAATATCTTCGCCCCGAGCAAAACCTTCTTTAAATGCATTTTCTTTTGCTCTCATAGCCGTTGGCTCAGAAGCCCATACACCTCTACCCACTTGATCTTTATATTCTGGGCCACCGTATGTCTTTTTAGGATCTTTTAATAAATAATCGTTTATTTTTTCGATTTGTCGTTGATTTGACGTTCTATCACCGGCAGTAAAATACAAAGTTTTATTTTGTATGTCTGAAGGAGATATTACGTCGGGCTCGATAAGGTTTCCTAACCTTCGACCCTCTACAGTAAAATTAAATGGCGACTCTCGATGCTTTGTTTTAGAATATGGCGTGTACATTGCAGGGTCTCGAGCACGTCCACCACCAACTCTAGGAGGGTCAAAAAAATCAGAGCCCCTAGTGATAAAGTATTCAAGTAAATCTTTTACTGCTTTCTTTACCATATCACCACTTCACCTTGTCTGCCCAATACGCCGCCGACATTTTGCCTTTGGCGATGTTTTTACCGTGTCGCGCCTTAAATGATGCGCGTTTCTTCTTCATCTTGTCGCTCTCGCCTGCCTTCGGCTTTCCTGCGGTTTTAGCGCCCTGTTGGCCAAACCTGATCGTCTTTACCTTATCTCCGGATTTCGCAACCACGACGTGCGACTTCTTCGGGTGGTA